CCGTGAACTTACTACTGCGCCAACAAGGTCTCTAACGGGGTCACTGTATTTTTCCATGCGTAGCCACCGTTTGCGTCCAGTCAACAGGGCGTAGTCCTTGGCGAAAACGAAGCTGTTCAAGTCTTCGTACGCGGTTGCGGAAGCTAGTCCTGTGCTGTGGCTTAACGTGGTGATCTCGCTTAGTATGGGCTTCAATCCTAGGAATGGTGCGAACCCAGTTTTTATGAGTTCTGTTCTCCACTCGTCTGCGTCTTGCGTGTAGGTTGTGTCTTTGGCGATTTCGTCGAAGATTAGGTGGTGGCTGCCGAGGAAAGTGTCTGAAATGTACCCGTCTTGTATGTTAGCGTCTCTGGCGTTCATTACGTCAGTGAATGTGGTTACGTCGGCTCCTGCGGCTTCGGTGTTGAGTGTGCCGTCTCCGTCTGTGCTAGTTATCATAACATATGCTGCTAGGTTAGCTGCGTATTCTCCCATTTCTCGTCCTGCATTGCGTATGTGCATTTCGATTAGGTCGAATTGGTTGTCTTCGATTAGGTCGTTTGTGATTCTGAAGTTTACGCCGAAGCTTTCGCTGAAGTCTAGGGTTGCCTGTGTAGTAGCTATGGTTTCTGTGGGTATTTGTCCACCGCTAAGGAATGGTTTTGGTACGTAGCTGTCGTCTATTGCAATGTCTACTTTATGGGTTGTGCCGGGTATCTGATCTGCGGGTATGATTGTGATTGATATGTCGTTTGTGATGTCTGCCAAGACTGCGCTATCAAACATTATTTGATGTATCTTGGTGGGAACCAAGTAGGCTGCTCCTGCTATTCCTGTGGTTCCTGATCGGGCTAGGAACTCTCTTAGCGGAATGTTTTTGATTGACTCTTTCAGTTCCGCATAGTCTGCTTGTTTGATTGGTGTCTGTCTTGTGCTGTTTCTTGTGCCGCCGAATCCCATGCCTGTTCCGAATATGTTTACTTCGTCATAGTCATAGTATCCGTGATCGAGCATTTCCATTACTTGCTTTTGTGCGTGTTCATTGTCTGGTTTTTCTAGTCTGCGTTGCATCTCCTGTAATCCTATCATAAGTTGTCACCACCGTCCAAGCAATACAAGAATTTCGTCTGTCAAAGTTACGCCTGCATGTAATGCTGTGCCTAGAATTCTCTGTGTTCCATTGTCGCCTAACATGATGTCTCCGCTGTCTCCGGTGTCCACAACTTCTGCTGTGTCTACGCCCTGACTGATTACAGGTGCGCCCAAAGCAAAGGTTCCGCCAACAATCATTTTGACGATTCCGCCGAATGCGACGGGGATAACGTCTCCTGCTGCTGATGCTGCTCGTAATGCTACGCCGAGACTGTCGCCTGCGGCTGCGCTGTGTTCAACAACGATTTTGCCTGCGGATGTGGTGGACAGTTTGACGCATGCCATTTCTGCAACGTCAGCGGCTGTTTCGCACATGATAACTGGTTCGCCGTCAACGATGTAGCCTTCCTCTTGTGGCCAGTAATCTATGCCTACCATAGATTACCACCTTCCAAGCAATACCAAGATTTCGTCTTCGTCGTCTGCTGCTGCCTGTAGGGTTGTGCCGAGAACGTATGCGCTGCCGTCGTCGCCTAATAAGATATTGGCTGATGTTGGAGTGTCTATGATTTTGTTTCCGCCTGCTGCTTGGTTGCATACTTGTTGTCCGAGGGCTAAGGTAGCGTCTGCAAGCATTTTTATGACTCCATGAAATGCTACGGGAACCATTTTTCCTGCTGCACTTACGTCTCGTAATGCTACGCCGATGCTGTCTCCCCATGCGGCATTGGTGGATACTGTGACTTGTCCTGCTGTGGTTGCTGACAGTTTAACGCATGCCATTTCGGTGATTGCTCCACCTGACACGCACATCATAACTGGGCTTCCCTCTACGATATATCCTTCTTCTTGTGGCCAATAATCTGCTGCTGCCATATTTTTTCATCTCTTTTCTTGTTTTTTTTCAGCCTTTAGGCTGAGTAACTGGTCTTTAAAACCTGTTTAGTTACCGTAAAATTTGTTAATGTTGATAATAGAACCCAAACACTGACAGGGCGGAAGCTCCACCTGCGGTTGTTTTGCGTGCTTCTATCTTGACATTTTTGCCTTTCAACCATGCAGTGTCGTTGTCGTCTGTCCAAGTTGCGGTGGCTGCGGGTGCTCCAGTGGTGGCGGTTGGTGATCCTGCGGTTGTGAGGGTAAGCGTGCTTATCTGGGTTATCCTGTTTCCAGCAAACAGTAAATCTTGGCTGGCGGTGCCGAGAATAACTTCTCCGTCTATTGTTACTTTAAATTCCACTGTTTCATCTGCTACGGTGATTCCTACGCATACTCCCTTGAATTCTACGTTTTTGCCTTCAAAGCCTGTGTACCATGTGTTTTGTACTGCGCCTGCTTTGCTGTAGTTAAGTTCTGTGTATTTTGGGGTTATTAAAGGATAATGTTCTGTCGGCATTTTTACGTCTCCGTCAGCACGTATATGCTGTCGTCATATAATGTCACTGAATCCTGCCGTGCCGTGATTGTTGAACCAGCAAGGTCTCGTACTGGATCGGCGTAGTTGCGGATTTCCATCCATCTTTTTCTTCCCGTCAAAAGCGCGTTGGCTCTATCAAAGATTATGTTAACGCATTCTGTGAATGCTCCTCCAACCGCGTCGGTGCTATCATGTAATATCTTGTTTGTTGACATTACCACATCTAGGATTCCCAGTTTGGCAGTGTAGCCTTCTGTTGCCTGTTGTAGGCTCCATCCAACCTCGGTTGCCTGTGTGCTTATGCTATGCGCCCATGATTCAGGAGTTGTGACTAGAGTGTTTGCTATGAATTGATCGTTTCCTACACCTCGAACTGCATCGCCGATGTCAGAGGTGGTTCCGTTAACCAGTTTTGTTTCATCTGCGTCTCCTGTTGCGCTGCTGTTCACGGTTCCCCAACCGTCAGTGGCGGTTTTCAGTACTGTTAAGGCTAATTCGCTGGCGTATTCTCCCATGCCCAAAGCAGCCTTCTGCAGGTGATAGTCTACTAAACTAAAGTTTGCGTCTTCTATCATGTCACCTGTGATTCTGGGGGCTATCCCAAAGCTTTTAGGCGTTATTGTTGCCTGCATAGCAGCAACGGTTTGGGTGCTGAATTGTCCGCCGCTTGCGAATGGATGTGCCGCGTAGCTTTCGTCGCTTACTATGTCAACTTTTAATGCTCCGCCTCGCCATCCTGTTGCTACATGTCCAATCAGAGGGCAGATGTCGGTTACTTTGCTGTACATGATTAGTTCATCATGTACCTTGTCGGGGACTAGGTAGGCTGCTCCTGCGATGCCTGTTGTTCCAGATTTGGCTAGAAACTCACGTAATGGAATATGACGTATGGCTTCTTTTACTGCTGCCTTGTCTGCTGGCTTCAATCCTTCTGTGATAGATGTGTTGGTTTGTTCTGGAGTTTGTATGTTAGGATGGTACATTCCCCAACTGTCCATGGTCTCTCTTATCTGCTTACGCTGATAAGCAGTTTTCTGTACTATATCTTGTATGCTAAGCATCCTAGTTTCCCGTCCTCATCTTATCCTTTATTGGGGGATTCTTCGCTGTTTTCTTGAGTGGTTGACTCTGCGCCTTAAAGTCACCTTTAAGTTTTGCGCCTAGATTGTCCACTTGTACAGAAAGTTTGTCTACGGTTTCGGTTAGTTTCTTGGTTTCTTCAGCTTGCTCAGGTGGTGTGTCAGGCACACATTTGCCTTCTTCTTCGCTGTAATGGAATCCTGTCTCGCATTTGCGTTTTTCTAATTCGTCTTCCTGTTCTTTTATTCGGGTTTCAAGAGGTTTGATTTCCTCTTTTAGTTCGCCATAGCGTTTATCTACGGCAGCTATGATTGTTTCATAGCTCTTTTTTTGGTTGTCAACCTGATCTCGCAGAGTGTCGGCAGATTGGATTATTTCAGTTAGTTTGTTCTGTATTGTCTGAATGTTGGTTGAACCGTTTTTTATGTTAGTGTTTAGTTTATGTATGTTTCCAGATATTTCTTTTAGTTCTCCTGCAAAGAATTTTGAGGTGTTGGTTTGGTGATTGCATATTTCTTTCGTTTTGTCTGTGAAGAATGTTACTGTATCATTATGTGCTTTTGTTAGTTTGTTTGTTTGTTTGGTGGCTGTTTCTTTCAGTTGCTTCTTTATGGTTAATTGTTTGGCGGTGACTTCTGTTAATTGCTGTTTCAGTGATGTGTTGGCTGCTGCTCTGATTTTTGCTTCTGTTAGTATGGGTTTGTTTGCTTCTTCCCTGATTTTAGACAGGAAACTGTATAATTCCTGTAGTTGCTTTCCCTGTTCATTCACTTTCGCGGCTAACTGTATGTCTCTGATATATCCTCGTTCTGGACTCCACATCTCCGATGCAGGTTGCTTCTCAACCTTAGCTTTTACTGAGGCACAGTAGGCTTCAGGATCATCCTTGTCTTGGTTAGCGGCTACACAGGCATCAAAGTCTTTGTAGTTGGCGAAGGGTTCACCAAGCTTTAATGGGACTGTGAACGTGATTTCTTTAACTGCTGGAATCAGGTCGGGTACACAAGTGCATGATTCTTCGTCCCAGTGGCTGCCTTCTCCACATTCTTTGCCGGGTTCAGAGGTGGGGTGGGGTGTAGGTTCTATATTGTCTGCGGGTAATGGTTCCGGTTTAGCTAAATCTGTTGCTGGAGGATCAGATTTAAGCGGGTTTATTTCTGGCGACACTTTGAGGCTGTCTGTTTCTCCTATTGACGGTCCTATAGGTGGACTGTTCTGTGGTGGAGTTGATTGTGGTAGGGGATCAGCTACGCATGTTCCTGCTACTTTGTCAAAGTGGAATCCAGATTCGCATTCTTGTCCTTCTGGTGCTACTGGGTGTGTTGGTTCTTGTATGTTGTCGTCTGCGATTGGTGTTGGTTCAGATACGTCAACGTCTTCTGGTTGTGGTAAGTTAGTGTCTGGGGTTGCGAGTGTTGGTTCGCTTGAGATTGCTTGTTCTTTTAGTCTGTCGACGGTGCTGCGGTTTTCGGGTTGAACAACGATTTTGTCTTTCATTTTGGTTTCCCAAACTTGTTTTTCTTGGTTCTCGATTGTTACTGTTTCTAGTAACTGTGATAGAGGGTGTAATCCTCTTTGTTTGTGGAGTGTTTCCATCAACTCTACGGTTGTGGCGGATACTCCGGGGATTTCTGGGCTAAGAACTAGACTTAATGCTTTGTAGTTCATGCCGTGGACGGCGGTTACTCCATTTTTGATTAGGTGGGCTTCTTGCATGTGGTTTCTGAAGTCTTCTTCTGTGTAGAATTTGTCTCCGCAGATTGTGCATTGGTTATGTAGGTAATCGGCTTCTACGCTTACTCCTAGTATGCTGGCGTTGTGTTCTCTTAGCATGTCCACGTAGGGTTGCTTTTTGATTGTGGCTAGGTACTCGGTTAAGCCGTCTTCATGTTCTGCCCATTCAACATTTCCGATTATCCTGTCGGGGTCATGGTTGATTGTTATGGGTTTGCCGATGAGGGTGCGGGCTGCTCTTATGAGTTCTTCTTCTACGTATTTGCGTCTGTTTTTGCTTGTTGCTCCTGCGGGTAGGGCTACGCCTTTTATTTTTATTGTGTTTTTTCCTACTGAATGTAGGTCGAATGCTTCTGGGCTGAGCCAGCCGAAGCTTTCGGTTATGCTTATTCTTGGTGGCATGTTTTTTTCTCCTTATGATTAATTTGCAGATGTAAGTTCTGTGATGTAGTCAATTCCGGTTATGCCTGTTTTTAGTCGAAGAAGTTCTATGAGGTTAAGAAAAAGCTGAGGGTGGGTTCTGATGTAATCGTGTGGGGTGAGGTGAGGTTTGGGTTTGAAGTGTCTTCCAATGGTTGCCGATGGATATGTTTCTGTTGCTCCATATGTTAGCAGGTTGTCGCGTTGGGTTTCGTAGCTTGCACCAACCCAAGCAGAAGAACGAGCAACACTGCCTGAAATTCTAACTTCATCTATCCAACCAACCAATCCTTGTGTTCCTAAATTATCTGCATTGGTGTTAATTGCTACTGGGCTTATTGATGAGTCCAGAACATTTGGGACGGCGGCTGAATTATTTAGAACCCCATCAATGTAAAGTTTGAAAGTGGCTTGTGTCGGGGTTGTCGTTCATGTGGCAGACAAGCTTAAAGTTGCCATCCCAAACGGCTTCGCCTGTAGTTGAGCCGGGAACCCCCCAATATTCAGATATTGAACTGCCAGAATAGTATAGATATAGGATTGTGTGTTGGCTGCTGCTGATTACCCAACCGTCTAGACTCACCCATAGATGTGCTGTGGCGGGGGGTCCAACAGTCCATGATTCTACTTCGCAGTATAGTCGTGTGACTCCATCTTCTGCTGTGAATTGACAGGCTTTGTAGTTGTCGCCTACAGTGCTGATTACTTCTGTGATGTCTTTGCTGTTTTTTCCGCTGCTGCCTGAAAGGTAAACGTAGACGGGAAACCATGTTAAGTCGCTGCTGATGTCTCCTGCGTCTATGGTTATGGGGATTCTTTTTGAGTATCCTTTCAGCCATGCCAAGCTGTTACACCTTTAATGCTTCGTCTATTTTATCTAGTAACTCTGATTCTTTCGCTAATACTGCTGTGCTTAGTTTAAGATAGTTCACTAAAACAGCAAATTTAGCCTCAAAAGAATCCATTTTAGACACTAACGTCTGCACAGTATTGAATGTTAAGTTTTCCTCTTTGATTGCCTGATGTTTCCGCTGTAGCTCCTCTAGGGCACGATTAGCTTCGGCGAGTGCTTCACCTGTTGCCTGCGCGAAATCCTCTACTTCACGTAAATTGATTGTTTTTTTGTTTTTAACTAACTCATCTAATATGCTCATACTCTTTTTCCTCTGAATGTTTCTCTTGCAAACTTGCTAGTACGATTAAACAATCGCCGTTGACTAGGACTCAACTCTATCTTACGTCCAGCCACACTCTTAGGCAACTCCGCCTTTTTTGCAGCTCGCTTAGAAATACCATAAGGATTATTCATTATGTCTCTTGTTCTGCCAGTCCAAACCAGTACACAGCGGCAGTTGTGAACAATTAATCCTCTTTTGCCAATAGTGTATGATTCGTCTTCATCTACTGAA